ACAAAAACGCACTCAAGAATGGGACTTACATACCATCTTCAATCAACCCGAGCCTGTACGAATGGTTGATGGGGTGGCCGCAAGAGTGGACAGACTTAAAGCCATTGGAAACGGACAAGTACCGCAAGTGGCGGCAATTGCATGGGAATTATTAACGGAGCGAATAAATGACAGAATATGATCCACACGAAGCAATCAATTACATATACACACACGCCCCTAAATACGCTGAAGCCAAGGGTCAACTGGCCCAGCTTGAAGCCTACAAGTCAAGCCTTAAAGCCATTATGATGAAGAAATCAAGTGAGCAAAGCCTTGGCGGTCAAGAGCGTGAAGCCTATGCCAGTCAAGAATATCAAGATTTATGCAAGGCAATTGGCAAGGCTACAGAAGATGCAGAAACCCTAAAATGGCAGATCACAGCCGCTACAATGCGCTTTGACGCATGGCGTACAGAGCAAGCCAGCAACCGTAACCTAGAAAAGATGACACGATGATTAGCCTAGCCGAAGAACTATTGATACTTAAAACACTTATTAAAATGTACGAAACAGCACTTGCTGGTAACGACAAGGTGCTTATGATGGAGATTGCTGTAGATATTGCAGAATTAGCAGAAAAACTAGAACAACACAGCGTAGATAATGCCAACACCTAAATGCCCACAAAAGCCGAAAAAGAAACCTACCGAAAAATTGCTGAACTGGGATGCTCATTATGTAGGCATCTCGGCTCTGAGGGAACGCCAGCGGAACTCCATCACATTAGAAGAACTGGTAGACGAAGTGATGCCCCTGTTATCCCCCTATGCCCTTTCCACCATCGAGGATCGAATACCAGTATTCACGGAATGGGGCGTAAGCGATTTGAAAGAGAATATGGCATTACTGAAGAATCATTACTCGCTAAGACACTTGAGTTATTAGGATGAGAACTATTAGCTGGTTTTCTTGCGGGGCAGCAAGCGCAGTAGCGACAAAGCTGGCTATTGCTGAAAGCAAAACGCCCGTAGAAGTGATTTATTGCCATGTCAAAGAAGAACATCCTGACAATTTGCGGTTTATGAAAGATTGCGAAAAATGGTTTGGTCAGCCAATAAAGGTCATTCAAAACGATAAATACAACGGCAGCATTTACGAGGTTTTTGAAAAGCGTAAATATATTGTGGGTGTTGGTGGTGCGCCATGTACCGTACACCTTAAAAAAGATATGCGAAAAGCGTTTGAATTGCCCAACGACAGGCAGGTATTTGGCTACACCGCAGAAGAACAAGATCGAGTAGACCGCTTTATAGACGCTAACAATGATGTAAACCTATGGTCAATCCTTATAGATAAAGGGCTGGGCAAGTCAGATTGTTTGGCCATGATTGACAGAGCAGGCATTGAATTGCCAGCAATGTATAAACTTGGCTACCAAAACAACAACTGTATAGGGTGCGTCAAAGGTGGCTTGGGGTACTGGAACAAGATACGGCACGATTTCCCTGAACAATTTAACCGCATGGCAGGCATTGAACGCACAGTCGGGGCTAAAATACTTAAGCATAAAGGTGAGCGTATTTGGCTTACGGAACTGCCATTAGATGCTGGTGATTACCCAACAGAACAATCAATTGAGTGCGGAATTTTTTGCCACATGGCAGAATCGGAAATAAATGCTAGTTCTTAACTTACCCCTGCCGCCCAGCGTAAACAGCTATCGCACCATATTCCGTAACAGGATGGGTATAAGTAAGGCTGGAAAAGAGTTTAAAGCCCAAGTAAGCGACTATGTGGTTGAATACAAAGTGCCAAAACTAGGCAATGCACGGCTAGAGATGAAGGTAGTCCTATACCCCCGTGACCGCAGGAAGCAAGATATTGACAACCGCATTAAGGCCCTGTGGGATGCGTTAGGCGATGCTGGCGTATTTGACGATGACGAACAAATTGATGTTTTGGTTATCGAACGGGGCGAAATCAAAAAAGGCGGTGGCTGCCTAGTAATGATTGAAGTCTTAGATGCTTAATACCTATTACCAGCTTTATGAGAAAGCATTGACACCCCAATTTTGTGAATATGTCATTCAATCTATTGATTGGAAAAAGTCTGAAATTGCCAAAGTAAACCGAAATAACCATGAAATAGACCTAAAAACGAGGATTACTAATATTTACTGGGAAGAACTGTTATCCCCTATTGGCTGCGTAATCCAGTCATATATTCTTGACGCTAATAAAAACTGGGGATACGACATACGCAGGATAGAACGGGTGCAAATGTCGCAATACAGTAAAGGCGGTCATTACGACTGGCATATTGATTCTAAAGAACCCGTAAATAACGAACAACGCAAACTATCTATTAGCATTTTGTTAAATGATAATTTTGAAGGCGGGGGTCTTGAAATAGAATCAAATAAGGGTGAAAATGTATTAAAATCACGGGGAGATATAGTGGTTTTTCCATCATTTTTACAGCATAGAGTGATCCCTGTGACTGATGGAGTGCGATATTCAGCAGTTTCATGGGCTTATGGCCCTACTTTTAGGTGAGATTATGGAAAAATCAATGGCGTTGTTTCTTGCAACCATGCTGCACTCAGGCACAAACGCCCATTTTTTCCATTGGGCTACCAAATCCTACGCAAAACACAAGGCATTAGGACATTTTTACGAAAATATCATCGAGCATACCGATGCCCTAGCCGAAACCTATTTTGGCATTTACGGTCAAATTACTGACTTTCCATCTACATACCATATGCCTAAAGAGCCGCTGGCTTATATGCAATCCCTACAGCGTTTTGTAAAAGAAGCACGGGCAGACCTGCCAATGGATTCTGAGATCGTTCAATTGATTGACAATATTGCGCAAGAGATTGACACCACCATTTACCTACTTAAATTCAAGGCTTAATCATGCCATTAGATAAATCAGGCAGCAAAGAATCAGTCGGCAAAAACATCAAAGCCGAAATGAAGGCTGGCAAGCCAAAGAAACAAGCCGTAGCCATTGCACTCAATGTTGAGCGTGACAACGCCAAGGGTGAGCGTAAAGCCAAGCTAGAAGAAGCCTATGGTCGTTTTTTGGGTGAGCGTGACAAATGAGCCGCAGGGATGACATTCGTGCCGCAGTAGAAAAGCACGATAAACCTATTGCCAAGACAACTAAAGGCAAAGGTCGTCATTACCAATCAGTAGAAGAAGGCGCAGGTATGACCGAAGCAGGTCGCAAAGCCTACAACGCCAAGAACAACAGTAATTTACAAGCACCCCAATCTAGTGGCGCAAGGCACGATAGCTTTTGTGCAAGGTCAGCAGGCTGGACTGGGGAAAGGGGCAAGGCAGCTAGAGCAAGGTGGAAATGCTAATGAAAAACGGACTATACGCCAATATTCACGCCAAACGGGAACGCATTAAAGCTGGTTCAGGCGAAAAGATGGCTAAAAAAGGCGCAGAAGGCAGACCCAGCGCACAAGACTTTAAAGACGCTGCTAAGACTGCCAAGCCTACCCGTAGAGAGATGATTGAATCCAAAATGAAGGATATGTAATGTTTAAAAAAGAAAAGATCAAGCCTGAAGATTCCCTGCTACAAAAGCACAAAGAATCTACACTAGAGAAACAACAGCGTTTGCGTTTAGAGCGTAGAGCCGCTATTGCTAACAAACTTAAAGACTTGGACAAAGAAGTTAAGTAATGGCTACGCTGGCAGAAATGTTACGCCAAGGTGCGGACAGGCTCATAAACCTGCCGACTGAAGCGCAGCGTTTTATGTACAACCCCCAAGCATTTACACAGATGTTTGGCAAAAACCTACTTCCTAATGAAACTGGGTTTGCTGAAGGCGCAATGGTTGGTGATCGTAAATACGGTAGCGAAAAAGGGTTTAAGCAGGGTGAACCACTAGCTTTACCAATAGCCGTAGCATCAATGGGTGCGCCATTCGCAGCACCAGCCGCTAGAGCGTTAGCACCTAAAGCCGCTGAAATGGCTCAAGATTACCTTACCAAAATAGGCGGTATATCAAACATTGTGCCAGTCAACAAGTCTATGGCTGACGCTGTTAGAAATGTAAGCATTGGTGACTTTGACCCAAGATTTGATCCTAGAAAGCTAGAACAAGCAAAAATTGCCAGCACCAAGCCTGTAGTTGAGCAATTAAACAGAACAACACCCCCAACCGTATCGCTTGCAGATTTTGAGGGTAGACCATTTATTACCAGTATGTCAGACCGTACCGCTGCTGGCGGTGACTTGCTTGGCGTTAATGATGTAATGTTCAAACGCCCTGTACACCTATACGGTGGGCAAGATTATATGTTTAACAATCCTAACCAAGTATGGGCATCAGCACAGCAGGCTGTATCGCCAATAATGCGCAACGCCCAAATGCTTAAAGAAGTTACTGGACAGAATCCCCTATATATTCCTTGGCGCATGGCCCCAACTAGCGGGGACTTTGCTCATATGACGGGCGAAAGTATGCTCGGTTATGCCGAAGCCGCTATGGGTAAAGCCGATAAAAAAGCCCTTAATGCCGCAATCAAGGACATTATTCCTAACTGGAAGGGCATTGATTCTGTAGATAGCGTCAATCAATACAGAAACGCACCCAAGACCGCCCGTGATTCAATCATGCAGATTATGGATAGGGACTTCAGGGATGCTGGCAGCCTAAACATTGGACAGGCTCGATTATCTGTAACTGACCCCCGCCAAATCAATGCAGCAGAAGGCGGCATACAGAATGTGGGCGAAATATTTGCAGATCAGCCCATGATTATGAGATCAGGACACCCATCGTACCCAAGGGGTGTAGCAGGTCAGGGATTGGGAACTCTAGCGGATGACCGCAATATCTTTGAATTGCTGCCTAATGTAGTAAAAGAGCGTGGTATTGCTAATCCTACCGCCCCAGCACAGACAGACTTACGAGCATTGCAGATGAAACCCTATGCAGGAATCATCACCGCCAAGATGCTGCGTGACTTAGGTTATTAATACAGGTACTCAGGCTTGAACTTATTGGCTACCTGATCGCCAAAGCGTTGAGATAGAAACTCACACACAGATTCATGCGTAACAGAATTAATACCTGAAGCTATGCAATATGTTTCATGCAGAGTAAGAGCATCTAACATGGATCGTGGCATAGGCACATCAACATTTACAAGAGGTGTCATTACAATCTCCTTAGTTTGTTATATAATTGTACCAAATATTAACTTATCTTAACAACTACTTGATAAAGATATGGAATCTAAATTAGATACTTCTAGAAAAAAGGGTGGTAAGCCTAAAGGATCGCCTAAAACTGGCGGTAGGCAGGTGGGTACACCTAACAAAGCCACAGGTGCGGCTCGATTAGCCTTTGCTGCGTTTGTTGATAACAATGCAGACAAATTACAAGAATGGCTAGACGCTATTGCCACTAATGACAAGCATGGCCCTAAAGTAGCGTTTGATTGCTTAATGCAAGTAGCTGAGTTCCATGTACCTAAACTAGCCCGTACTGAGGTAGTAGGCGTAGAAGATGAACCAGTCAAGCATATTCACGAACATAGCTTTTTAGATTGAAAGAAGTACGCCACCAGTACCGCTACCCCTATAAAGCTAGGGATGCGTTCTCAGACTTTCATAAACGGGATCAACGCTGGGCTGTATTAGTCTGTCACCGTAGGGCAGGCAAGACCGTAGCGACCATTGCAGACATTATCCGTAGGGCAATCCTAGAAAAGAAAGAAAACGCTAGGTACGCTTATATAGCCCCTTACTATGCACAAGCCAAAAACATTGCTTGGGATTACTTATTAAGGTTTGCAGAGCCAGCCATCGTTAAGGCTAATCAGTCAGAATTATGGGTAGAACTGGTCAATGGGGCAAAAATACG